GAATGCATCGAAGGCGAGATCGAGATCAAGGCGGACGGATACGCAAGAGTCATGAAGCAGCTTGAGGCAACATCCGCAAACCTCGAGTACGAGGAAAAGCGCCTCATGAACCGCCGCAAGACCATCGACCGCAACATCAAGCGCATGAAACAGGCGCTCCAGGATGCGATGGTCGCCACCGGCAAACCGAAGTTCAAAACAGATTTGTTCAGCTTCACGATCCGTAAGAATCCTGCCTCCGTCGTGATCGACCACGAGACGAGCATCCCGCCGGAGTTCCTTATTCCGCAGGATCCCAAGATCGACAAGAAGGCAATCAAAGCAGCGATCGACCGGGGCGACGACATCACGTTTGCGCATCTGGAACAGGGCGAGAGTCTGATTATCAGATAAGAAGGGAGGGATGACTTATCTCGAAAGTAATTGGCGTGATGGGCGAGTCCGGCTCCGGCAAGACAACTGCGATGCGGAACCTCGACCCGTCCACAACATTCTATATCGACTGTGACGGCAAAGGGCTGTCATGGAAGGGATGGCGGAACCAGTACAACAAGCAGGCGGGTAATTATGCCAAGACCGACAACAAGTACACCGTCTTACAGCTTTTAGCGATTATCAACGGAGACGACAGCATGTATGCTGCCGCACTCAAGGAAGACGGCAAAACGCCGAAGACCATTCCGAAGGACACCAAAGAGAAGGCGACAAAGTTTAAGACCGTCGTGATCGATACACTCAACGGCATCATGGTCGCCGACGAGGTCAACAGGATGCGCGAAAAGGGCTATGACAAATGGGTCGACCTTGCGCAGTGTGTCTGGGACATCCTCAACTATGCGAACAGCATGCGGGATGATGTAGTGGTTGTTATCCTGTGCCACTCTCAGACACAGAAAGAGGATGACGGCTACACGTTCACGAGGATCAAGACTTCCGGCAAGAAGCTCGACAAGCTTGTGGTCGAATCCAAGCTGACAACCGTGCTCTATGCGGTGGCGCGTGGTGACGAGTTCGTGTTCCAGACACACGCAAACAACTCGACCGCAAAAACACCGTTCGGGGCGTTTGAGTCGGATGAGATTCCGAATGACATCACATTAGTTATCAAAGCATTGGAGGAATATTGATATGGCATTACCCACCTACGACAAATCAAAGAGACGCACATCATTCGAGCAGCTCCCGAAGGGCGCTTACGTGATCAAGATCATGGGAGCCAAAGAAGACACATGGCCGAGCGGTGACGGCGTTATCAAGATCGCTTTTGACATCGCCGAGGGCGAATACAAAGGCTTCTATCAGAATCAGTTTGACAAGAACACAAACGAGGACAAGCAGTGGCCGTATGACGCTGTCTTCAATCTCAACATCCCGAACGACGGCTCGCAGGAATACGTGTGGCGGAACTGGAACACCTTCTTTGCTGATCTCGAGGACTCCAACCGTGGCTTCGTGTTTGACGGCGACCTCAAGAAGCTCAAGGGCAAGTTGATCGGCGGGAAGTTCCACAACAAACAGCGCGAGTCCAATGGCAACGTGTACGACCACATCGTCATGCGGTATTCCTGCGTGGCCGAGGATGTGCGTCAGGGCAAGGCGGGCAAGATGCCTCCGGACAAGCTGATTGGACAGGGACAGCGCTCACACGCTCCCGCTGCGACGCCTTCCTCCGAACTCGACGGATTCGTCAATCTTCCCGCCGGTGGCGACGAAGATCTCCCGTTCTAAGCTATGGATCACTTCGAGGTAACAGAAGCACTCTCTACGTTCCGGATCCTCGTTGACACCCGCGAACAGGCAACACCGAAGGCGATAGAACGCTATGAGGCTTTTGGCGTTCCCTACGAGCGGACAACACTAAGCTACGGAGACTATTGCGGAATCATTACAGTTAATGGTTCCAGCATCTACGACACATCCAAGGCCGTCAAGCCCGCCTGTGTCATAGAGCGGAAAATGTCATTGAACGAGCTGGCGTCATGCTTTACCCGTTCCCGTGACCGCTTCCGGAGAGAAATGGAGCGGGCCTGTTCCAATCATTCCACAGTATATCTTTTGGTCGAGAACGGCTCCTATGAAGGAATCATTAAGCACAGATACAAGAGCAGGTACAATCCGACGGCGTTCCTGGCATCACTCACGGCTTGGACAGTCCGATACAATCTGGTTCCGATATTTTGCAAGGCCGAGACATCCGGACAGATTATCAAAGAGATTTTGTATCGGGATATGAAAGAGAGGTTAGAACGGGGTGAGTACGGATAAGGGATATATCAAATTATACAGAGACGTCCGTGATCACTGGATCTGGAACGACGCGGATTATCTTAAAGCGTGGGTCGACCTACTAATGATGGTCAACCACGAAGACAAACATGTGCTGTTTGATAAGAAACTTATCACTGTAAGGCGTGGCTCGCGGATAACCAGCATAAGAAGCCTGTCCGCGAGGTGGGGATGGAGCCGTGGACGCGTATCTAGGTTCTTAGACATGCTCGAACGCGACCGAATGATAGCCACTAGACGGGACACCAAAAAAACCCTTATAAACGTGATAAACTACGGCTTTTATCAATCCGAGCCGAAGACAAAAAAGCCACGGTTGAGGCCACAGACAGAGCCACAGACAGAGCCACAGACAGAGCCACAGACAGAGCACAAACAATACATTATAGAAGACATTAAAGAAGACATTAAAAAAGAAGAGGCTTCGCCTTTTTCTGGATTTCCACCGGGATTCTTTGATGATGAGGAACAGGCATGAACATCTATGAATTTAATCCGGACGATGCAAGGCGGTTCGGACAGGAGCAGGGAATAACGACAAGGAAGCGGGGCGACGAGCTCCACTTCGACCGCTGCCCGTATTGCCGAAACAAAACGGATGACAAGAACACGTTCGCAATTAATCTGCGGACCGGTCAGTTTAAATGTCTGCGGGCGTCCTGCAATGCTCACGGGAACATGATCACGTTGGCGAGGGACTTCGGATTTTCTCTTGGAACTGATGTAGACGAGTATTTCAACCGACGGCGCAGATACAGAGACCTGAGCCGATACCCGAGGCCGATAACGAGACCTCCGGCGGTAAGGTATCTGGAAGGCCGTGGCATCTCTCCGGAGATCGCTGAGAAGTACGGGATAACAACACAAAAAGAAAATGACAATGTGCTTGTGTTCCCGTTCTTCGACGAGGCGGGCCGGATGCAGTTTATCAAGTATCGGAAGACGGACTTTGATAAGACCAAAGACAAAAACAAGGAATGGTGCGAGAGGGATTGTAAGCCGATCCTGTTCGGGATGGACCAGTGTAATGCCGAAGAGAGCAAGGTGCTTGTTCTTACGGAAGGACAAATTGATTCGCTCAGTGTTGCGGAAGCATTCGACGGAGAGGTTAATGCGGTGTCTGTCCCGACAGGCGCGAACGGTTTTACTTGGGTCCCGTATTGCTGGGACTTCCTCGGAAAATTTTCCGAGCTGATCGTGTTCGGAGACCATGAAAAGGGACGTATCACGTTACTGGATGAGATGCGGAAGCGATTTCGCGGAACCGTCAAACATGTGCAAGAGACCGCGTACAAGGACTGTAAAGACGCTAACGAGCTGTTGGTGAAGTACGGCAAGGATGCAGTCGTGGAAGCCATAGAGACGGCCGTGGCGGTCGATAATAAGCGGATAAAGCGATTGAGCGAGGTAGAACACAGAGACATGTCACAGATGATGGCACTTAACACGGGCATATCAAAACTGAATAAGACAATCGGCGGATTCTACTTCGGGCAGTTAATCATTCTGACTGGTGAGCGAGGTCTCGGAAAGTCCACTCTTGGAAGCCAGTTTGTCATGCACGCCGTCAACCAGGGCGTGACATCGTTCTGCTATTCGGGGGAATTGCCCGAGTGGTTCTTTCAGGACTGGTTTGATAGACAGTGCGCAGGGCGGGACAACATCAATGTTTCGGAATCGGAATTAGGGTTTAAGAACTACATGATTGATCCCGCAGCGCTTGAGCTCATCCACGACTGGTATCGGGAACTGATTTACATCTACGATAACTCAGTCGTTGGAAGTGAGGACGACGAAAACGAAAGTATTCTGGAAACTCTGGAGACAGCTATCAAGCAATACGGATGCAGGTTTATTATGATCGACAACCTTATGACGGCAATCAGCGACGACCTCAAGAGCGACCTGTACAGACAGCAATCCGCATTTGTGAGGGCATTGGCGGAAATGGCTAAGAAGTACGACGTCATTATCCTGCTTATCGTCCATCCACGGAAGCGACAGGGTAACACGTTTTCCAATGACGAGGTCGCTGGAAGCTCCAACATCACAAACCTCGCCGACGTCGTTCTGAACTACGCACAGCCCCCGAATGACATGGATATCGTCCCGGATCGCATCTTGCAGGTCACTAAGAACAGGCTCTCCGGAACGACCGGAACGATTAACCTGTGGTACGACATCCCGAGCAAGAGGATCCTGGAAGCAATCGGGATGCACCGGCTGGATTTGGGATGGGACATCGTGGATGATTTTATGAATCTGCCCGACATGGATGACGGAAACATTGATATTAGTTTTTGAATTACACAATACCCGCAGGAACCATTAACCAGTCACAAACAGAAAGGAGGTCAACCCTTCCGAGCGGAACTGTAACTTGATGGATACCAAATGCGAACACCCGCCACTGCGGGGGCGGGAATTAGGAGAATTATAAGAAAGGAGTGTAGGCGGTTTGTGCGCACAGAAAACCATGGTTTACGCTTCTTTGGAAAATGGGACGAGGATTATACGGACAATTATCGGTTAAAGATTGGCTCGCAGATGCAAGTCGAATACCACTTAAAGGCATATCGCTGAAAAACATTGATTATGTGATGGATATAGACAAAGCATCAATCGAACTCGGCAGAACGGCAACATTAAATTATTTTTTGCTCACAAGATTAAACATATACAATTGCAGAAACATGATGAAGTCTGCAGTTGCGCAAAGATCGTTTTGCCGTAAAGTTGTCGTGGATTTGAATCGATACGAAGTCGATGAAAAATACGACAAGGCTTTTAAACGGCTCATAACGGCACTTTTTAATCGCAGTAATTATATTTATCGCATCGTTCAAGAAAACCTTAAACTGACACGATATTGGCTGTATTTTGAGGCGATTGGGTTCGACAGCTTAATGGAATTTGAACGACAGTATCGTGATGATGATTCGACTGTATTCGACAGGCTTATCCCGGAAATGGATTCCTGGATGAAAGAACACGAAGCCGACATTGACGAATATATGGAAAAGATAAGGCCA